GAATCTTTATTAGCCTATGCAGAAGAAAGAAAAACTGTCTTCGATATAGCACAATCATACGGATACAGGCCAAAAATTTCTACACCTTCAAATGTTACAGTTGATTTCTTTCAAACAGTGCCGGCTACAGGAACTGGTGACACAGTAGTGCCAGATTATAGATACGGTCATAGAATTAAAGAAGGGACTGTCATAGCTTCAGACCAATATAGCAAAACATTTAGAACAGTTAGTGAAGTTGACTTTAGTACGTCAGGCTCATTGGAGCCTGTCGAAGCATCAATCTATGAAGTTGGTGAAGACAGTACACCAACAAAATATCTTTTAAAGAAACAAGCAAGAGCTGTTAGCGGTGAAGTTGTAACAGAAACTTTTGCATTTAGTTCAGCTAAAGCTTATGATATGGTTACACTGGCAAATAAAAATGTATTAGAAATAATATCTGTAACTGATAGCAACCTTAGTAAGTGGTATCAGGTTGAGTCACTTGCACAAGATTTAGTTTATGAAGAAGTTAGAAATGATGCTGAATTCGATCCTAATTTGGCAGGCTTTAATGACACTACACCTTACATGATTAAATTGTTAAGGACAAAAAAGAGGTATAAGTCTTACATAAAATCAGATGGATCATATCAGCTAAGATTCGGTTCAGGAACTGCAACAGAAAATGATGAAGAAGTGATACCTAATCCTTCAACAGTTGGAAATTCAAATGTTAATTCTGACTTTTTAAATTCTAATTCTGCATTAGATCCTGCTAACTTTTTGGAGACAGCTGTTTATGGTGTTGCTCCAGCCAATACAACACTCACAATAAAATATTCTGTTGGCGGCGGTGTTGATGATAATGTTCCATCAAACAGTATTAATTCTTTAAGAAGTCTAACTTCAGAAATAAACAGTACAGGATTAGACGCTACATTAGTAGAAGAATCACAAGGTTCAATATCTGTTAGCAATCCTGGTCCTGCTACAGGTGGAAAAGGTGAAGAAACAATAGATGAAATAAAAGAAAATGTAAAACAGTTTTTTCAAGCTCAATCAAGAGCAGTAACAAAACAAGACTATATTACAAGAATTTATAGCTTACCTGCGAAGTATGGCAATGTTGCAAAAGTTTACATTACACAAGATGATCAATTAAATTCAGGTGAAGGTGTAATACAAGGTGATGTTATTACTCCAGAAACTTTACAAACAGAATTTATTGACAAAGGTGAATCATTAAAAGTTTCTGATTTAGAAGTTAGAGTTCCTAATCCTATGGCATTAAACTTTTATGTTTTAGGATATAATAACAACAAAAAACTTGTAAACGTAAATCAAGCGACAAAAAGAAATTTAAAAACTTATATGGGGCAGTACAGAATATTAACTGATGCTATAAACTTAAAAAATGCTTATGTGATTAATATAGGTGTTAGATTCACAATATACGCAAAAAGAGGATATAACAAAGAAGAGGTGATTTTTAAATGCATACAGAAAGTTAAAGAATATTTTAATGTTGATAAGTGGCAAATAAACCAGCCAATAATGCTTTCTGATGTTGCTTATCAGGTTTCACTTGTAGACGGTGTAAATAGTGTTGTACCGCCTGTCTCTGATAATCCTGATGGTAATTTAATAGTTGTGACAAATAAGTTTGAAACTGCTAGCGGATATAGCGGTAATATTTTTGACATATCAACAGCAATAAAAAGTGGAGTAATTTATCCTTCACTAGATCCTTCAATCTTTGAAGTAAAATTTCCAGATATTGATATTATTGGTAAGTGTTTAGGAGACTATTAATGGCACATCTTTTTAGAACACCAAATAAAGATGCAATACTTAGAAGAGGTGCATCAGTTGCAGGAACATCAAGCGCGCAAAATTTCGGTGGTGATGAAATATTAGAAGTAGGTAAAAGCTTTCAAGCAGGTGGAACATCTGTAAGCGCTATTCAAAGAGCAATTATAAAATTCGACATCACAGACTATTCTGCATCGCAGGCAGACGAATCAATTGGTGAAGATGTAAAATACTATTTAAATCTTTATGACGCTGGCTCTTTTGAATTAACAAGAGACAACAACAACATTGAAGTTTACGTTGTGTCACAAAGTTGGACAGAAGGTGACGGAAAATTATCAGATGATCCAGCAATAGAAGAAGGCACTAGTTGGAGATACAGGACAGGTGTTTCTGAATCTTTAGAATGGTCAGCTACAAATTCAGAATGGGGTGGATCATATGTCTCTAGCTCAAACTATTCTGCATCATTTAGTTTTTCAAAATCAGGATCTGATGCAAGAGTTGACGTTACAGACATTGTAAAAACTCTAATCGCAGGAAGTGCCTCCAATGAAGGCTTCTTAATAAAGAGAACAACAGATATAGAAAATTCTTCCGCAAATTTCGGTACATTAAAGTTTTTCTCTAGTGACTCTCATACAATATTTAAACCAACACTTGAAGCTGTTTGGGACGACGCATCATGGACAACAGGTTCACTTTCAGCACTTGACTTAGATGAATTAGGAAATTTAGATATTTATATGAATAGTTTTAGAAGAGAATACAAATTAGGTACTGTATCTAAAATAAGGGTTAAGGGCAGAGAAAAATATCCTGCTAGAACTTTTGGAACATCATCAGCTTATTTAGACTGCGCTTACTTTCCATCTGCATCTAGTTTTTATTCTATAGTTGATTCTAAAAATCATCACACTATTATTCCTTTTGGGAGTGGTTCAAAATTAAGCTGTGATGGGACTAGTAATTTTTTCAAATTAACAACTACCGGTTTGGAACCAGAAAGATATTATAATGTATTATTTATGGTAGAAAGCGGAAGCGGTATAACAAAGACAACACAATTTATAGATAACGACGACCAGTTTAAGGTGGTAGAATAATGCCGTATAATGAAGAAGAGTTAAAAGATAATATCTACTATCAGTCTTTAAAACAAAGAGATGAAGATGCATATAATAGAAAATATCATAAAACACATGATACTTTTATGGCTAGAGAGGCAGAATTTGAGCCTAATGAGACCAAGAGGTTAAAGATTTCTTTAAGAGATAAAGGTGATATAATAAAATTATATGAAGATCCACAGACAGGTGAATCATATCCTAGTCCTTGCCAAAAACTTTATATTAGACTGTATCAGAGAAGATACAGAACACAAGAAGATACTCTCGATTATATCGATAGAGAATTTACGGAGTTGTAAATGCCAATTGATCCAAAACTTAGGAGAGGTCAATTACTTCCTACAAAGGTAGCAGATTTTGTAACCTTACCAGAAGGAAATGATTGGATCCCATTCAGAGACAGTGAAAGATACCCACAGTTTGAGACTGAAGGTTATGCATCTGTAAAATGGCCAGAAATCAATTTTGGTGCAGGTCAAAATGATTATGTAAGAGTAAATGTATTTGGTGAAGATGGATCACTAATAACAACTAGTTACTTAAATCATAATGAATTCGACACAAATCAAGATAATGATTTACAATACCCCACTGTTGAGTTGGACACAGGAAAACTTTTACGCGACCTTGGATTTAGAAGAGGTAGATTTCGTGTACAATTCTCTTTTTATAGAAACATGTTTGGAAGTCCATTTCCTCTTCTTGTTAATAATGATGAAAAGATTTTTTTAGGTGGATTCGAAGAAAATGAATTAGGAAAAATATATGCAGCAGAGCCGCATATTGGTTCTGATACAAATATTGGAGATAGATTATATCCAAAAGAAGATAAAGCAACATTAGTAAAAATATCTTCTGACAGAACAGAAATAATATTATCACCTCCTTTTATAAGTGATACAGACTATCTAGAAAAATTTAGAATAGCTGCGTATACTTGCTTAAATGATTTTGCAGATGTCGGACAAACAGCAATCTTTAGTGATGGTGAAGATTCTAATAGGATAACATTACAAGGTTATGACACTGTGCCTAAGTCTTATATTAACGGCATGATAAGAATTAATAATGCATACTTTTTAGGAAATAGAGTAACACCTGCGATAACAGCAGAGTATGTTGTTGAACCTTCTTTAACAACTGTTGACAAGACACAGAATTTATTACAAGGTAGGTTTCTAGACAGTGATTATCAATGGAGACCACATAGCGTTTATAAGGGTGGCGTAAATTCTATATCAATAGAAAATCCAAAACTTATGAATGTAGAAACTGTAATAGAACAATCTCCAGTTGGAAATCAATGTGTAAGATTAGAATACCAAACTACTGAGTCTGATAGTCCTAATTCATCAAACAGATCTTTTGGTTTGTCACCTTTATTAAAAATTTACAGACCAATCGAAGGTGAAGAAATGACGTTTAGTGTTCATGTCAAAGCAGATGCTGCAGCAATTGGTTCAAAAGTTAGCTTATTAGCTCATGCAGGACCTTGGAGCCAAGAAGGCACAACAAAACACTCGCAAAAAGTAGAGATGACAGGCAAATGGCAAAGAATTACATTAACTTTTATATTAAGAAATGTAGGTGAAGGAAATGATTTAATTCACTTAAGAGCAACACACTTCCCAGATGGCGCATATGATACACAAAATGAAACAACAATAGTTGGATTAGGGTATTTATACGCAGGAGCTCAACTAGAATTAGGAAGTTCTGTAAGTGATTTTACAAGAAATGAAGATGAGTCTTCTGAAACTATAGAAATAGCAGAAGCAGGAACAATTACTTTTTCTGACCCTGATGATTCAGACTCTACAAAAAGAAGAATCTTAACAGCTGTACTAAATAATACTGATGATCCTTTTGAAAGAAAAATGATTGGAAGTAAAATAATCATAAATGACGGTATTGCAGTAGATGACTTTTCTTCTCAACTAACGGTTGTTGATACAGACCATAGAGAAGTACGAAAATTATTTGTTGTTCCTGATGAGGAACGCTCTATACCTGGCTCCTATATTGGCAGCACAGAGTATAAAGGCATAACAATTGAGTGGGACAAATCTTTAAACGAAGCAATATGGATTCTTGGTGAAAGATACGGTGATAGAATATGGTCTTCTGGATGGAGTGCAGCACCTTATGACCAGAAATGGAGTGAGGTTGGAACAGCACATATTGGTTACCACGCACAGTGGAGATACGGTGGTGTTGATGGTGAAAATGCACCTTGTATGTATTTCCCAGATTTAAATTACCAAGAAGAAATTTTAGAGGCTAGACGTGCTGCATTTATAGCTGCAGCAACTGCAGAGACAGGTTATTTTGTAAGTAGAGGTGAAGATGATCCTAGAATATCAGGACAATATTATGATAAAGAGTGGTGGAAACACAGGTATCAAGCAATCGCAACTAATAGAGGCGGTGTATCTGGATCATCTAGCACAATAGGTCCATTGGCGCGTTATGGTGCAAAACCAGGAGACACTGTAAGAATATCTTGGCAACAAAAATCTAGACCTGCAGCACCTAATTTTGATGAAGGTGGTAGAAAAGGAGCGATGGTAAGGTTATACCACTGGTACAAGAACGTATATGAAGCACCTCCAGCTCCTGTCGTATCAGCGTTTGAGGTTAGACAAGAACAAATACAAATGATGAAACCGATTCCATCATTTAGACAGACAGATCAGGATGGTACGCAACTTCTTGTTAAGGTCGACGGAACAAATGCTCCTGACACTAAATTTAATAATAAGACAATATCTGAAGAAGTATTTTATTTGAGAAAAATAGAATTAAATGGATTTGAAAGCAGAGATGCAATAGGTGTATTTACACCAGGTGCAGGATTTAAAACATATAGACTTAACGGTGGATCGAGTGAAGAGGTAACTAGCGACGGTATTGATACACTAACAAATAATACTAATACAGTATGGTTCGGAAAAAATGATGAATTAGCTTCAAAGCTGAGTGTTTCAAACGGTTTATTATTTTCAAAACAAGTTGAAGATGTATCTGGCATTTTAGATGCAGCAGATGTTATTCCTACAAATGAGCTTGAAACACCTGCTAACGCATCTGAACTACCATCTGCTATAGCACAAGGACTTACACGTGGAAAAGCAATCGGTGCAATGTATAAGCCAACACAAAATCTTTTTGAGTTAGGATATAGACAATATCCAGAATTAGATCTCGGAAGAATCCCTACAGAGCCTAAACCTACATCACCGCCTGCAGGTGATTGGCAAGATAATTACGATATCTCCGTAAAACAATTTAATATATTTATATCAAGTACTGACTGGGTATTTAACGTTAACGCTGGAAGATGGAGAATAAAAAGAGATTTAAGACTTAACGGATGGGAATGGAATAATGAAACTGGTGAGTGGTATAACACTACATCTTCACCAGGTAGAGGTTTTATATTACCGGCAATACAGACACTAGATGGAGACTTATATTTTTCAGAGGCGCTTGGATGGATATGGACAGGAGTTGATTGGATTTCATGTTTAGATTTATGTAGAGAGACACCCTTCTTAGCACTAACAGCGAATGATTCTCTAGAGACGTATAATAAAAGAGCAACTACATATATTGACACAGTAAATGATTATGAAGTAATATCATTTTACAATACAGGTGAACAATATTACCCATCTTACGATCTTATAAAAAATAGTAAAACACTTTCACCAAATGGTAAATTCCAATGGAAGGGAATATTAGGTTGGCAGTTTCAAGGTGATGGAGATGTGAGTTCTGATGGTAATAGTGCAACAACACTTCAGTGGACAGATGTTGCTTCAAGAAATATAGATGGCTCTACATCAGAAAGATTTAATAAGTACGTTGAGTGTTTTGAGCTTGATGAATGGGAAGAAGCACACGCTGATTTTGTAATACCTACTGATAATAGTTTTGGGTTGTATACAAATTCATCGATTTATGTTGTTGGTAGCAGAGGTGGTTTTGGAGAGTTATGGGTTGACAAAGTTAGGATTGATATATTGTTGACTTCTAATGAAAGAGTAAAAGTTGATCAAACTGCAAAATTTGCTCCGCTCTCACTTACAATACAAGATGTGTTAGGAAATAATCAACTATTAGTTGAAGAAGAATATGATGAAGCTGCAAATGTTCAAGGTGGAATACAATCAAATCTTGCAGTAAACAAATACAGCGTATTTGGATCAGGATTTCAGATCGGATTCTTAGAAGCACCAGAAGATATATCACAAGTAATGGGAAGATACGAAGGAAAAATATTAGATGTTGATGGAAACACACTCATCGTAAACACATCGTACAGGGAGTATGGTGGTACAATAGGCGCAGTTAGTGGAAGTGAAGATTCTCCTGACTTAAGTTTGCCGTTTGAACAATACTTTGTAAGATACAGGATAAAAGACGCAGATAACTTATACACAAGAGTTGTTTTTGGGCCTGAAAGAGAAAGCTTGGTTATTAATTTTAAGCCAGTTAATGTAACAAATTACCCAGGATCAATAGCATATAAATTGTTAGATCCGTTGCCAGATTCAGTACAACAATTTGATACTGCGTATATTGTTAATGAAGTTACACCTGATTTATTTGAAGGTGTTGATTTAATTCCGTTTATTGATGAAGTATTACCTGAGACAGTTTTAAAGGCACCAAAGCTTGATGAAGCAGAGCCTCTAATAAGAAGGAGAGAGACAGAGTATAGAAGTCACACAGACTTAGTTGGTGTTGAATTAGATACTAGAAAACAACTTGAAGACAAAATATTTAGTGGTAGTTTATTAGATGTCAGTGTTAATGTCGACTATAATCACTTTCAAAATTTTTCACACTTTGGATCTGTTGAAAAGAGAATAAGAAATTTTAAAGATAAATTAACATCAATAGAATTGCACACACAAAAAAGTCAATCACTAGGTGGCACAACAAGTACACCATACATTACAGGACAGACATCAAGTGCATATGTCTCTGGTTCTTCTGATCAGCAGGAACATTGGGATTTAGAAAAGAGAAAAGTAATAAACGGCTTTGATGATTTTGAAAATTTTATGTATTTTAAATCTTCATCTTATATATCTTCGTCTAACGGTATAGACTATGACAATGCTGCGCCAAAATCAAGTGGAGATGGAACACTTACTTCTCCTTACCAGATATATTCTGTTTCTAGCTCTAATTTTACTTCATGGTTTGATAATCAAATAGTCTCAGCATCAACATACGATAATACTAACATGAACAGACTAGTTAATTTAACACCTGCTCATATTTCTTATGATTCTGATAATGAATCGTTTATTAGATTCATGGACATGATGGGCCATCATTATGATATAATTTGGACACACATTAAAGCTATGACTGACAGTCATGACAGGTCTGAAGACATAACAAAAGGCATATCTGCAGAATTGGTAAAGCCTATTGCAGAATCACTTGGTTTTAAAATGCAAGAAGGAAAAGATTTAGTTAGACTTCCTGAGTATCAATTAGGTCTTCAGGAGTCAGGTTCAAACACAGGTGTTTTTAACGTAAGATTCTCTAAGAAGTCTCAACAAGATATATCTAGAGAAATATGGAACAGACTACTATCAAGTATGCCTTATTTGTTGAAAACAAAAGGTACAAAGCAAGGACTAAAAGGATTAATAGCAGCATACGGTATTCCAACATCTATCTTAAGAATACAAGAATATGGTGGTCCTAAAATTGAAGGTGGTACTCCTGAATTTGAGATCAAACAAAAGTACACGTATGCGTTACATTTAAAAGGTTCACAACAATTAGCATCACCGTGGTATAGAAATGCAGAGACACAAAGAGTTAACGATACAATAGAATTTAGATTTAAAACAGGTGTTGAACAAGACACATTAATTGCTTCTAAAAATAATACTACAAATCATATTGAATCTGCTGTCTATATAAAAAATGTTGACGGTCAAGATACAAAAGGTAAATTATCTTTCGCTTTAAGCGGTAGTGAAGGTTTCTTTTCTGCAAGCTTAGACTCACTACCAATGTATAATGATGAATATTGGTCTGTAATGATTAGAAGAAGAGCAGGTGAATCTGGCTTTACAAGCAGTTATGACGGAATGCAAATGACATCTGAAACTAGCTCACTAACACAGAGCTTTGATATTTTTGCTGGATATTATGACTCAGGTGTAGATGAAATTATTACAAAAGCATCTGCTAGTATTGATGTATCTGGATCAAGTGCACTCTTAAGCTGGTATGCTTCAAGTTCTACAGGAGACAATTATTGGCATATAGGCGGAAGAAAACAATCATCTGAAGAGACGGCGTTATACGGATCACAGTACACTGGCTCTATTATGGAATGGAGATACTGGCAAACACCATTAACAGAATCAGCTTTCTTTAATCATGTATCAGCTCCAAAAGCAGTAAATGGTAATCATCCAAGCTCATCATTTTATGATATGAATTTAAGATTTTCTATGGATGATAAAATTAATCTAAATTCATCACCGAACGGTATAAGAGATTATTCACTAACAGGTGACCAACTGTATGCTACAGGATCAGGATTTGCAGATGAAATAAACTTTGAATCTGTTTCTGATAGACAAAAAGCTTTTACACCTTCAATAGGTCTTAATAAGACAAGTAATAAAATTAGAATAGAAGATGCAAAATTAAAGTTTCCTGATGGCGCTGATCCAGTATTAAGCACAACTGAAAGAGTAGAATTAAGCTCATATGACACAGCACCACTTGATAGTAATAAATTAGGAATATTCTTTGCACCGTCAGATGTAATAAATGAAGATATAATCTTATCAGTAGCAGACTTAGACTTCGGTTCTTATCTAGGAGATCCAAGAGATATGTATGCTGAACGTTATGATCACGGAAAATTAGATAGGATAGCAGACACATACTGGCAAAAATGGACAACAAAATTTAATTTCTGGAATTATTTAAAACTTATAAAATATTATGATTTAAGTTTATTTGATCATTTAAGAAATATGTCACCTGCACGTGCTAAGAAAAATATAGGTATATTAATTGAACCTACAATCTTAGAAAGACCAAAAGTAATAGTTGGTAATAGGCCATTCTTAGAAGATAAAACTTTTGATTCTAAACTTGATGTTATGGCACATTATTCTCAGAGCGGTGACAATGAATTTAGAAAAGGAAATATAACATATGCTATAGCACACGAATTGACATCTTCAAATGATTATTTTATAGCAAATCCGATAACAGGAACTTATGCACTTAAGAATGAATTTACTTCTAGCATTGAAGAAAAAAGAGGAAAGATAGACACAATAGATTTTAGAGGCTATACAGGGTCTAGAGATGACCAACTAGTTGAACACACTTGGTCATTTTTAAATGAAGTTAGCACTAGTGCTGCAAAAAGCGATTATGGTACAGTTAGCTCATCACAAAGTCCTTACATATTAGATCAACTTAGATCTTTTGGAAGTAATCCGCTGATAGACCCATTGGAAAGAGACTATGCAAATACAGACAATAAAGTTCACACCGGTGGTGGATCAAATGTATTTTTTGAAATTTTACAACCAACAGCAACAGGTTCTGTGCTATCACATTTTAATGATGATAAGATATACCACTACAGTTCTTCTGTAAGTAAATCGTTAGGTTTATATTATTCACAGTCTTTAGAAGTGAGTGATATTGATTCAATATTTACAACACACACAGGACTATTTAATTTAGCTTATGGCGGCTGTCAAGAAGACGGATTAACTGTACCTGAAGGAAATGAGGTTGCGGTTGAAATACTAGATGTTAATCCTTATGCTGTAACGGCAACTACATCAGGCGATTCGTTCGTTGATGTACAACTAGACAATGAATAGTACACTTTTTTGAAAGAAAACAATATTTATTAAAAAAGTTCTACACATCTTTATGGAGAAAAAATAATGGGATACTTGAATAATGCGTCAACAGTTTTAGACGCAGTCTTAACAAAAAAAGGTAGAGAACTTCTCTCAAGAGGTGAGCAAGCTTTTAATGTAACAAAGTTTGCACTTTCTGATGATGAAGTCGATTACAGCTTATGGAATGTAGCACATCCTCTAGGCACTGACTACTATGGCACAGTAATAGAAAATTTACCTCTATTAGAGCCAACTGTAGATCCAGACACGACTATGAGGTATAAGCTAATAACAAGAGCTGACAATCCTAACAAACTACCGTCAATTGCTAGCTTATCAAATACGACTGTTAACTGGCAGGAAACACAATCAGGAACTGCACAAACAATAATACCAGATTTAACAAATTTAGGTGGTATGGAACAAGGTCAGTACATGTTTACAATACTAAACTCATCAATCGCTTATCTTTCAACAGCAGGAACAGAAGCTGTCGGGACTGGTGGTATTGATTATGTTTCTAGTGTTGATTCTATAAGTCAGACAGTAACAGGAACTCAAGTTGATATAAGAGCTAAATCAGTTCCTAACAATACTGCTGCAGGAGCATCTGCAGGACAACCTGATCCTACTACTACAGTTGTTGTTACAAGCCTTATGCATGGCGCATCTGCTGCTTTTACATTGACTGTTAAGTATTTACAACAAAGTTAATAAGTCAGGAGTAACATATGTCTTTTTTAGACAAGTCATCGTTAATAGTTGACGCTGTAATAACAAAACTAGGTAGAGAAAAACTCTCACAAAATGATTTTGTAATTGCTAAGTTTGCTTTAGGTGACGATGAAGTTGATTATAGGCTTTATAATGAATCGAACACTCAAGGTCCCAATAATTATGGAATCATTATAGAAAATATGCCCGTACATCAGGCGTTCTTAACGACTGACTTAGCTTTAAAATACAAGCTAGTTACTCAAGATGTCGGATCACTTATCACGCCAGAAATTGATGATTCACTTCCTTCAGAAGTAGAATTATCAGGTGAAGGAAATATGGTAACATTAAATCCTTCAGTAGTTGGTGGATTAGATGATGAGGACTTTATATTTGAATTACAAGATAACCAAGACGTAGTATTAGTTGAAGGTGATCTTAATGCAGAATTAGGAGGAGGTTAAAATGGCAGATAGAACAATGTCAGCTGAAGACTTATTGGCAATGGGCTATACACGTGAAGACGTGGAAATGATGATGGAGAGAGAAGCTGAAAGAGCGCAAGAAGTAAGAAATGTTGTTGCTCCAGCACCTGCTCCAGCACCTGCACCTTCTCAACAAGCTACAGGATATGGTGCACTAAATGGGCCACCACCAGGCTTTTCAGCATATGATGTGCCAACAACAGCACCAGCTCCGGCAGCACCGAGACAGCAAAGGGCATCTGCAGTAGATATAGAAAGAAGTAGAATACGAGCAGAGGAAGAAGCACTAGTTCTAGGATTTAGACAAGATGAAATACATCAAATGCCAGATGGTTTATACATGGCAGGTCCTAATCATCAAGCATATCAAGCAGCATTAAGGTCTAATCAAATAAGACAAGAACAAAGAAATGTAGTAGATGCCAGAGATGCTAGATCAACAAGAGACATAGCAATAGAAACACTTGCAAGAGACGGTTCAAACAGAGGTAGAGCTGTTGTTGTAACAGGTAGAAATGCAACATTATTAGCAAGAGAAGTTTCATCTGCGACATCAGTAGAAATTTTAGTTACTGGAGTTGAATCTGGTGCACAAAAAAGAATTACCGTTAATATTACACCTGGTGAAAGTGTTATAAACACACCAGTTAACGGAAATAGAAGTCCTATTTCAAGGAGAGCAAGAACAAGAGTTAGTGCAGAAGACAGAGCAAATGTAAGACCCGGTGTTCGTGAAAGAGCACAAAGGGCAGTTTCATCTGTTAGAACACAAGAGACAGCTAGAAGTGTAGTAGAAAGAGCTGTTAGTGACGGCAGAGCTATATCAGCAGAATCACTTGCAAGAGAACTTAGTAGATAAAATAAAATTTTATGAAAAACAAAAAGGTTGATATTTATAAACACAGGAGTTAAATAATGTCAGTATTTCAAAACTTTGATACAGAAAACGATATAAAAACAGGACAGATAAGCGTAGTCTCATCTGGGATGTGGTCTGGTGGTGTTGGAACACTAACAAACTTTTACACATCTTCAACACAAACAGGAAGTACTGGTGAACATTACTTTGACATTTACAATGGTGTCGTAGGAACAAATGCCACTGCTTCAGTACAATTCTCACTTGCTTTTGGAAGTTATGGTGGAAGTGGTTCACTATCAGGTGATAATGATAATGCAGCTTCAAAAGCAATCTATAGACAATTAAGAAATTTATTATTACCACAAGGCACTGAAAAATTCCAAGCAGGTGCTTATCAAGGTGGTGGAACAGATGCAGATACTGATACAATATTCGCAGTCAGTTTAAACAGAGGAAGACTAAAAGAAAAGATGGATCCAGGTAACTGGGAACTTAGGCTTTCAGGATCTACAGGTAAGGTATTACATCTTATAGATGACAGTGGTGCTACTAACGATCCTAATGTAAGAAACACTGCTAGAGAATTTAATATTGTATCTGGTTCTATTGCTTCTGGTAATGCAGTTATTGGCGGTGCAGCAACAGCATCATTTGGAAAATTCTATCCTGAATCAGGATTATTAATTTTAGATGCTACACTATTATTAGATGATAGTAACGGTATCCCAATGACTGGTTATAACACAGCATCAAATGTAAACGGTAATAATAACCAAGCATTTTATAATGCAATTGCAGGTAACAGTGAAAACACAGCTACTGGTTACTTTGCTGCAAGGCGTGAAGAACAAATTAAATCTACACACTATTTCTGTAGAGTAAGACATAATCAATATAATCACAGTCAAAATCCTACATATACGACAGGAGATGCTGGTGACTTAACGATACCTTCGTTCAGAAATGATCCTAAGTCTTACATAACTACAGTAGGTTTGTATAACAGCGCAAATGAATTATTAGCAGTTGCAAAACTATCAAAACCTGTATTAAAGTCTACTAGTAGAGAGGCATTAATTAAAGTAAGATTAGACTTCTAAAGAAGTATTTTAACATATAATCAAGCCCTGCGTGTTCAGGGCTTTTTTATTTGAAAACTAAAGATGTTATTGTATATTTATAGAAAACATAGGTGCACTAAATGTTTAGAGATATAGATCCAGATGACAAGAGAGTGACTCCGATAAAAGTACATAAGAGATTTATGGCACAAAAATTCGGAGCAACAGATAACACACAGTATTTAGGTGTTATGTCCACTCAAGGCACTAGGGCAACATCAGCTCAATTACACCAATTTTCTACAGGTTCTCTATCAGAGTCCGGGCCACAATTTTCTTTAGTTTCTGGCGGTGTTACATATACAAAATATGGTTATCTTATCTGGCATGAAGTATACAATATGTTTTTTAGATATGCAGTCACTGGAAGCGATAAAAGTACTACATCTCCTCAACCTCAATTTGTATTTGATAAATATCACAGGCCGTGGGGAAGAGGAAGAATACAGTCATCAAGCAATACAGTGCCAGACTATGAAACACTAAAAATTAGAACATACCACGATCAGTTTAATGTTTTTAGCATACCACAAAGATTGTATGGTGAAGGTATAAAGACAGGTTCTATAGAAATAACAGACTACTCTACAAATGGTGTAATATCAATTAAAGATGATGGCTACGGTAATTTATATGATACAGACTTTGAAACAAATTATTTAAGCGGTAGTCCTGAGGCTGTTAATGGATCTGGCTCTGCAATAGGTGTTGTAAATTACGATTTAGGTTTAGTAATAGTAACTGATACAGGAAGTTATGGAACTGTAGGGCAGGGATCTGGTGCAAACGGCTGGAAGCTTGAATGGGATTCAACAAAGACAATACAAGAATATGAATTTGGATGTATTATACCACCAAACACATTTAATAGAACTAGAAACATAAGTATAACACCTGGTAGAAGTGGTAGCATGAATATTAATTCAACCGTTGCTACGCAAGACGATTATTATTGGAAAGGTAATAGCTATGTAACGCAATCTGCAATACAAAAACTTAGAGCAATATTACCAAGTCCTGCAGAAGGTTCGTACAATACAACAAGCGCTTACGAGGCTGCAACAGATGTAGAATCTTTTGCAACTCATTCATTTTTTGCGCCTTATATTACATCAATTGGTTTGTATAACGATTTAAATGAATTATTGGCAGTTGCTAAAGTTTCCCGGCCAATTAGAAATGACCCGGAATTAGCTTTGTCATTTGTTGTAAGATTTGATATTTAATAATAGGAGAATGTAATGGAAAGTATTTATAACGAAATTAAAGATTTGTGGGATGTGTTTGAAGAGAACCACGCAACACATTCAGAAAAAGGTAATAAAGCTGCAGGAGGAAGAGCAAGAAAAGCTATCGGTGAAATTAAAAAGCTGGTAACTGAGTATAGAAAAGCTTCAGTAGCTAAGGGTAAGTAATTAGGAGAAAAAAGATGTTAAAGAAAATTATCATAGGTTTATTAATGACCTCATCTTTGTTTAGCCAGGTAAGTGATAACAACTTTTTTGTAAACTTTTTTAAGTATTCAACAGCTTATGCTAGTTTTAGTTTAAATGCGCCAAGATACCAAGATGATAGATTTGCAATTGTAGGGGGTTTATCTACAGGCGATTTAGTATTTGAAAGGTCTGAAAGAGAGTTAAAACCTGACTTTCAAAAATCTTTTGGCATTAGAAAAATTGGCAGATTTAAATATGAACCTAAAAGAGGTGTTAGGAATGCAGGAAAAGGTGGAGAGTGGTATGACGGATCAGAACAAAATGCTAATGAAAGTGCTACATTTGGACCTGTTAAAGGCTGGGAATATTTAGTTAAATGGTCAGAAGGTAGACAATGGGGTAATGAATACTTGAATCAAGAATATTGGTTAAGGTATGTTGGCTCGTGGTATGTTGCTAAAGTAGCTTGGACTGAGTTAGGTTTAGAAGAAATAAATTACGGTTCTGCAGATCTTAGGTTCAAGGCAAATGCTATGGACAATAAATTTAGTTTTAGTGCAGGAATGAAACACAGGCAACATCCAGTATACGGATTTGATGCAGCTATTTTAGATACGACCTGGTATAGAGGCCAATGGTGGAATTTTGCAGAAGATGCATTTGGTATAGATGATAATATGTGGTATGACCCAACAATGCAAGATGAAAACGGTGATTGGATTAGACAACAACTTTATGAAATAGATCCTGTAACAGGTGAACTTAGAGAAATAGAAGGTGCTGGTCCATTTTGGAATGAAGGTGGAGAATATTGGGGACACGATTGGTTGTGGAGAGATGCAGATGGTCGTATCTTTGCTTATACAGACA